CAAGGCAATCTCTCTCCAAGAGCAGCCTCAGTCATTCCTGAGAACCCGTTTGTTACCGAAACCACACCCGTCATTAACTGATGACTACCAAAGCCAAACCGCCCACCAGGGGGCTAAAGAAAAAACCGCTTGTGGGTGCGGTAAAACCACGCATCTGCACACCTTTCTTAAAAGGCGCATCTAAAGTTGATGAAGTCTCTGATCTAGCTGACAAGATTGGGATGCCGTTGCTTGATTGGCAGCGTTTAGTCCTAGAGGACATGTTGCGAATTGATGCTAAGGGCGATTTCCGGCGCAAGACCATGGGATTGCTTATCGCTCGTCAGAATGGCAAGACTCACCTGGCTCGTATGCTTATCCTGGCTCATCTGTTCTTATGGGATAGCAAAATGGTTATCGGTATGTCATCTAACCGGAATATGGCACTAGATACCTTTAGGCAAGTTGCAAATGCCATCCTTGATAATGATTTCCTCAAAGACCAGGTAAAGCAGATTAGATACGCAAATGGCCAGGAGTCAATTACAACTCTAAAAGGCAACCGTTACCAGATCGTAGCTGCAACGCGAGACGGCTCACGTGGACTTACTGCTAATTTCCTATTCATAGACGAATTGCGTGAAATATCCGAAGAAGGTTGGAAAGCGGCCAGACCAACAACTCGGGCTACTGGTGGACAAACTTTAGTTTGCTCAAACGCTGGCGATGCTTATTCGATTGTGTTAAATGACTTGCGAGAGCGCGCTTTGTCATATCCAAGCCCTACACTTGGTTGGTATGAATATAGTGCGCCGCCGCATTGCAAGGTTGATGATCGTAATGCCTGGGCTATGGCTAATCCTTCTTTGGGCAAGCTCATTGACGAGGAGACGCTGGAAGAAGCAGTAGCAACAAACCCAATAAACAACACGAGAACCGAAATGCTCTGCCAGTGGGTAGATTCGATGACCTCACCATTCACAACTCAAATGGTTAGCGATACTTCTGACTCGACACTCCAAATTACTCCCGGCGGCAATATCGTGTTTGCCATAGACGTATCTCCATCTAAGCGATCCGGTGCATTACTGGCTGGCAAGTTAAATCAGGCCACAGGAAAGATAGAACTAGGGCTTATGCAGCTCTGGACTAGCGACGTGGCCATTGACGATCTAAAGATGGCGGCAGATGTCCACGCATGGGCACAAAAGTTCAAACCTCGTGTAATTATGTATGACAAATACGCCACAGCTTCTATTGCTCAAAGATTGCAGCAATCAGGGCAGAAGTTAGAGGATTGCTCAGGCCAATCCTTCTATCAGGCTTGCGGTGAGATATTAGATGCGTTTGTAAATGTCCGTTTGGTTCACTCTGGCCAAAAGGAACTTACCGAATCCTGGTTTAGCGTTGGGGCTAAGACAAATGACGCAGGTTGGCGAATCGTCAGACGCAAGTCAGCAGGAGACGTAACTAGCGCAATTTGCTCAGCGATGATTGTCCACTACTTGACAAAACCGCAATCAACACCTCAAATATATGTTTGACACGCGTCTCGAATAATGAGACAATACTTGCCAACTAGGGTAAGGTTGGTGTATGGGTTTATTCTCTCGCTTTAGCAAGCCAGCAATAATCGAAGCGCAGTATGCACCGCCAGTAATGGCCGATACCTACCAATATCAAATACCCTACAACTTACTTTCAATAGATCGCATTAGCGCGATGTCTATCCCAGCTGTTAGCCGTTGCCGTAACTTAATCTGCAACACTATTGGCGCAATGGAATTAAAATTAGAATTAAAGCGCACTGACGAATACCTGCCTAAACTTCCGTGGATGGATCAACCATCACAGAACCAACCTTATGCAGTTACAATGGCTTACACAGTAGATTCACTACTATTCTTTGGCGTGGCTTATTGGGAAATTACCGAAGTCTATGCAGACAACGGATACCCTGCACGATTTAACTGGGTTGCTAACTCTCGCGTCATTCCTAAATACAATAAGACAAATACATTTATCGAAGGCTATCAAGTAGATGGCGCAGTTCGCCCTATGTCCGGTATTGGTTCGCTTGTAACATTCCAAAGCATGACTGACGGCATTTTGCAAACAGGCGCACGCAGTTTAACTGCTGCACTTGACTTGGATCGTGCATCTTCAATAGCAGCTGCAACTCCAATGCCTTCTGGCGTTCTAAAGAACACAGGCGCAGACCTTGGCGAGAATGAAGTTCAAGGCTTACTAGCTGCGTGGCGCAATGCTCGTCAGAATCGCAGCACTGCTTATCTCACAAGCACTCTAGAATTTCAACCTGCATCATTCTCACCTAAAGACATGATGCTAAATGAAGCAAAGCAATACATGGCAACTGAAATTGCAAGACTTTGCAACGTGCCAGCGTATTACATTAGTGCTGACATGAACAACAGCATGACCTATGCAAACGTGCAAGATGAACGCCGCCAATTCGTGTCTCTATCTTTACAGCCTTTCATCTCAGCAATCGAAGCGCGTCTGTCAATGAATGACATAACTCCATCAACACAAAAGATTTGTTTTGACTTGGAATCTGGATTCTTACGCGCTGACTCAATGGAACGCTTGTTAGTAATTGAAAAAATGTTAGCACTTGGACTAATTACAGTTCAAGATGCAATGGCAATGGAAGACCTATCACCAAACGGGAGTGCGACAAATGCAATTAACCTTCAGTAGCGATATAGAGTGCGATCAAGGCCGTAGAATTATCTCTGGCAAGATTGTGCCTTACGATGGCGAAATTGGCCAAACATCAGTCGGAGCAGTTGTATTTGAACGTGGTTCAATCCAACTACCAGAGCCAGGCAAATCCAAACTATTATTAGAACACGATGCCAAGAAACCAATTGGTAAAGCCGTATCGTTTAACGAAACAAACGATGGCGTTTATGCATCATTCAAAGTCTCCAACACTAGCCGCGGAACAGACTCACTAATCGAAGCATCAGACGGCCTTCGTTCAGGGCTTAGTGTTGGAGTCGAAGTTCTAGCATCACAACCACGTAACGGCGTGTTGTATGTCCAATCAGCAAGACTATTTGAAACAAGTCTTGTTCAAGCAGCTGCGTTCGATTCAGCAGCAGTAACTAGCGTTGCAGCATCAGCGGCAGAAACCGAAGATGAAGCACTAACCGAAATCCCACAATCAGAAAGTGAGGCCATCTTGGATACTCCAGATGCCGTAGCACCTGAGGCTGTAGTAGAAACCCCTGCGGTTGAAGCCTCACGCCCAACAGTAACAGCAGCAATGTATACCGCTCCACGTATTGAACTCTCAAAAGAGAAGTTCCTAGAGAACACAGTTCGCGCAAAGTTAGGCGATGACGATGCACGTCAATATCTCCTAGCAGCAGCAAGCACAACAAACAACGCTGGTCTTGTTCCAACACGTCAGCTAACAGAAGTTATCAACCCACTTGCGAACGCTGACAGACCGTTCATCGACGCAATCTCTCGCGGAGTTTTGCCAGATGCAGGTATGACTTTTGAAATTCCTAAAATTTCAGCCGTTCCTACCGTAGCAGTTACAGCTGAAGCTGGCACACCATCAGAAACTAACATGGAAGATGCTTACCTATCAGTAACAGTTCAAAAGTTCGCTGGACAGCAAGTATTCTCAGTAGAAATCCTAGATCGTTCAAGCCCAGCGTTTTTTGCTGAACTTGTTAAGAACATGGAATTTGCATATGCAAAGGCAACAGATGCACGCGTTGCAACAGTAGTTGCAGCAGCAGCGACAGACGGCGGAAACCGCACAATGTCAGCAGCTAACCTTCTCGACTTCGTAGCAGATTCAGCAGTGTCAATCTACTCAGGCACACTTGGATTCGCACAGAACATCGTTGTATCTCCAGACCAATGGGGCGCAATCATGGGTCTTGTTGATGGAAACAATCGTGCAATTTATACTGCCACCCAGCCACAAAACGCTGGTGGTAACGCTGCACCAACATCACTACGCGGTAACATCAACGGCTACAACCTATACGTTGATCGTAACCTTTCAGGAACAGGCGATGGTTCAATCATCGTTGTTAACCCAGATTCATTCACATGGTATGAATCACCAACATTCAAGTTGGAAGCAGCAGTAATTGCTTCAGGTCAAATCAACGTTGCCTATTATGGCTATGGAGCCACGGCCGCGAAAGTGAACGCAGGCGCATACAAGTGGATGGTTGCATAACCCACACTTAGCAATAGTGTTGTAGGGGCTTTGTAGCCCTTAGCCCCTACAATTTTAATTAGAGAGGAAAGACAATGCCGGCTACTTACGTTACCCAGGCTGAACTCCGCCTGACACTTGGGATTGGCTCTCTCTATAGCAATGACGTAGTTGAAGAATGCGCTCAGGCCGCTGAAAACATCATTAAGAGCCATTTATGGTTTAATAACTATTACGCAGCTGCTAGAAGCCTTACTGACAACGTGGCCACACTTTACTTCCAGCAACCACACGGAATGTATGTCGGTCAGAGCGTAACTATTACTAATGCCGGATCACCATTCTCTGGCACAAAGACAATTACTGAGATTAACGGTGCAGTGCAAGTATCTGCCCTTAATTACCAGAACTATTCCTTGACGGCTTATAACTATTCAATCAGCTACGCAGCAACAGGTTCAAATCAAGTTAAGAATCCAATCCAACCATTCGCCACAGTAGCGGCTGGCACAAACATAGATTTTGCGACAGTTCCAGAAGTTAGAGAAGCATCACTTCTAATTGCTGTTGACATCTGGCAATCAAGACAACTTTCAAATGCTGGTGGCGTATCACCAGATGGTTTCACACCTTCACCTTACCGTATGGGCAACACACTACTTGCTAGAGTTCGTGGTTTGATTGCGAATTACTTAAACCCAGGTGGGCTAGTCGGATGACAGTTGCCGTCACAACTCTCCGTTCTACCATCGCAACGGCTTTAAGTAATCCGGCGGTATGGCAGGTATTTTCTTTTCCACCTGCCTCACCGCTGGCCAACAGCGTGGTTGTAGAACCTGATGATCCTTACATCGTGCCAAGCAATAACCAACATATAACTGTTGCACCTTTGGCTAACTTTAGAATTAAACTTTATTTACCATTACTTGACAATCAAGGCTCACTTGCAAGCATGGAAGACTTTATTGTTGACGTGTTCACCAAACTAGCGGCAAGTTCGCTAAACTATAACATTGGCTCTGTGTCTGGTGTGTCTGTTGACTCAACAGCTGGAGACCTTCTCACAACGGAAATCCGCGTGAGTATCTTAACGAGTTGGAGTTAATATGTCCGATCTAACACCTGAGGATTTGGCTTTCTTGAAGAAGATCGGTCAAATCAACACCACCCCAAAGGCAGCAGCCAAGAAAGACGAGGAATAAACAATGGCAATTTTTCTAAACAATAAGGTTGGCTTCAAGGTTGCAACCGTAGACCTATCAGATCACGTAACAGCCTTTTCACTAAACCGCCAAAGAGATCAACTTGAAGTAACTGCAATGGGAGACACATCTCATAAGTTCGTAGCCGGACTTTCAGCTGATACCATCACAGTAACCTTCTTGAATGACACAGCAGTAGGATCAGTTCTTGCTACTTTGCAAGCTGCATACGGCACAACCGTAGCGTTTACAGCAATTCAAGATAAGTCAGCTGCAACATCAGCAACAAACGTGCTTTACTCAGGCACAATTCTTGTTGATAACCTAACTGACATTAACGGCGCAGTAGCAGATGAAGCAATGTTTGACATCACCTTTACATGCAACAGCGCAACTTCATACGCAACAACAGGCACATTCTAAACAACTAACAGAAAAGGGCTAACATGGCAAAGTTAAGAATAGTAAGGGTGGATGGTAGCGATACCACTCACCAAATCACACCAGCAATAGAGTTCGCATTTGAAGTTTATGCTAAGAAAGGCTTACACAAAGCCTTCCGTGAGGATGAAAAGCAGTCTGACGTTTATTGGTTAGCCTGGGAGTGCATCCGTAGATCGGGAGAAACTGTTAAACCTTTCCCTGGAGACTTCATAGATTCGCTGGTTCGTGTGGAAGTTCTTGATGATGACCCTTTGGACTAACTAGGGATTCCCTTCACTACCTCATTGCACGAATGAGCCTAGAGACGGGAATTCCTGCACAATCCTTCATAGATATGGATGTGCGAATGTTCAAGACTTATTTAATGGCTATGAAAGATAGGGCGAAGGAGATTAAGGATGGCAACAACGCTAAAAGGCGCTAGCCAACTCCAGACTGCACTTCGCAAATTTGAACCTGATCTAGCCGCTGAACTACGCACTGAAGTTGCTGCCTTCTTACAGCCTATTGTTAAAAAGGCTCGCGGATATATTCCGTCAGATTTTACGCCTTCTAATTGGCGTGGTGAAACTAAAACTGGTAAATGGCCTATTTATAACGCAACTCTTATGCGTAGAGGTATTGGTTACAAAACTACGCCAACTAGGCCAAACAGACGTGGCTTCTCTTACGCAGCTTCTATTCATAACAAAACTGCTTCCGGTGCTATCTTTGAAACTGCTGGCCGTAAGAACCCAGGCGGCAGGCAGAAAGCGCCTAAGGGCACACCTAGAACTAATAAAAACTTTAGCCACTCAAACAACCCATTAGCAGGATCACAATTTATTTCAGCATTAGATAATGCCAGCCCATTAAAGCAAGGCAATACACGCACAGGCTCAGGCCGCCGTGGTCGCTATATGGTTGGCCGTTTAATTTATCGTGCATGGGCTGAAGATGGTGGCAAAACCAACGCCGCAGTTATCAAAGCCATAGAAGGCGCAGCCGCTAAGTTTAGAACAAGGGTAGGTCGATAATGGCAACAACAGACTTAATGGTCGGCATTGGTGCCGAATACAAAGGCAAGGCAGCCTTCAACAAAGCCAACAAGGATATTCTTGGTTTAACTAAAGCCGTAAAGAGCCTAGCGGCGGGATACGTTGGTTTGGCAGGTGCGCAAAAGGCTTTCCGTTTAGGCCAGCAATCACTTAAAGCGTTTGTTGAAGATGATGCGGCAGCAGCACAACTTACTAAGACCCTTTCAAACTTAGGTTTGGCCTTTAATAGCGTTGATGTTGAAAACTTTATTAACAAGACCCAGCAAGCCACAGGAGTGCTAGATGATTTCTTGCGCCCTGCTTTCCAGTCTTTGCTTATCGCAACACGAGATTATGCTCAGGCTCAAAAACTTCTCAATCTATCTTTAGACATATCAGCTGGAACAGGCAAAGACGTAGCCGCTGTCAGCGCAGCGTTAAGCAAGGCTTATCTAGGAAACTACACATCACTTACTAGACTTGGTGGCGGTATCAGCAAAGCCACCGTTGCATCCGGTGATCTAGACCAAATCATTGCCAGCCTAAGTGCTAACTTCAGAGGCGATGCAGCAGCAGCCGTTCAGACCTATAAAGGCCAGTTAGACCTTCTAAAAGTATCAACTGAGAACGCTAAAGAAACTATTGGCGAAGGTTTGGTCATCGCCCTGTCTAACCTGTCAGATAACAACATTACAAACCTTAGCGATGCCATGAATGACTTCTCGACATCTATTGCTGAGGTAATCGTAGGCATTAGCGTAATGATTGAAAAGATTAAGTCTATACCTGGTGCTAACCTGCTCAAAGGCTTGTTTAGCCTTCAATCTATTCCGGTGGTTGGTTCTTACCTAGAGTTTTTTAGAAAAGCGGGCAAGGCTGAAATTAAGTCTGTTCGTAATTCAAAAAAGATTGTTGAAAATACTAAGGCTACTAGCAAGGCAACAACAACAATAGTATCTAATACTAAGAAATTGACCGCTGAGCAGACAAAACAATTAGCCTTGAAAAAGGCTCAAAATGTTTTAGAGGCATCTTCTAAAATCTTTGACATGGATTTAATCCAGAATACAGCTGCGCTTCAAGGCAAAGTAACTGAGGATGAAACCCTTAGACTTAAACTTCAACGCGAAATTCTTTTAGGCAATGCAGATGCCGCTGCCAAGTTAGCCCAAGAACTTTTATCAGTTCAAATAGCCGCAATTATTGCTGGCAATGTTGATCCTTTTGGTCAGTTATCAGATTCAGTATTAGAAGCATTACGCAGCGTAAGACAACTGCGCACCGAACTAGAACTCTTAGGTTCACCAAAAATTAAAACACCTGCACAGATATTGGCACAAGATTACCAAGATGTTTTAATAGACATGGCCGACCCATCTTTTGACTTGGCAATGCAAGAAACTCGAGCCTTTTTAGATTCCTTAAAAACTACTCCTACTGGTAACATGGATTTGAATTACCAAGATGCCTTTGCTCGGCCTAACGCAGATCGTGGATTTACTCCTACCGAATTACGCATATTTATAGACCCATCTGCCGCTCAATATGGTATTGGCGTGGCTTCAGTCAATAACTCAGCCAATGGCAACAGCAACAACTACAGCACCATTCAGAGTTTTGCAGGCGGTTTGTAGTGGCAACACCCACCCTAGTTGTTACCTTCGATTTTAGTTCTGGCGCGGTATTTGGTTACCCGTTTATTATTGGCGAAGGTGTATTAGGGTTTAACACGCTGGCAGACCAAGCAGCTGACACAGTAGATATATCTGACCAAGTCAACAAAGTAAGCATTAGACGTGGTTACAACTTATTGCAAGAGGAATTTCAGGCTGGCACAGCCACAGTAAGAATTATAGATTTAACAGGTGATTGGAATCCGACATCAGAAACATCTATTTACGCAGGGAAGTTAGTTCCTTTACGCAAAGTTCGTATTTCAGCTGATGGCGAGTTTCTCTTTTCAGGCTATACAACTGCTTACAATTACCAATGGGATAAAGAACAAAATGTAGGTTTTGTTGACCTGCAACTTGTAGATGCTTTCCGTTTGCTCAACATGTCTAACATCACCACCGTTACAGGCGCAACTGCTGGTGAGACCACAGGCAACCGTGTAACCGATATTCTTGACACAATCGGCTTCCCTACATCTATGCGTAGCATCGAAGCAGGTTCAACAACCGTTCAGGCTGATCCTGGAACTTCTCGCACCTCATTACAAGCAATTAAAAACATGGAGATGTCGGAAATGGGGGCTTTTTATATCCTGCCTTCAGGTAACGCTGAATTCCTAAGCCGCGCAACCATTCAAAGCAAGTCCGGTGCAAACCCAACATTCTTTAGCAATGATGGCACAGGCATTAACTACCGCAACATAGTTACTGCCCTAGATGACAAACTGATTATCAACCAAACTTCTATTACTCGTGCAGGCGGCACAGCTCAGGTAGCCAACAATACGGCCAGCCAAATTAAGTATTTCCCACACTCTTACACAGCTACAGACCTGCTAGTCCAAACAGACGCACAGGCTTTGGATATAGCACAGGCTTACACAGCGACACGGGCAGAGACCACTCTACGGGTTGATGCCCTTACTCTTGATCTAAACACTGCCGACTACGCCGCTGGCACAACAGCAGCCCTTACCCTAGATTTCTTTGACACTATCCGTGTTAAAAACGTAGGCCAAGATGGCACAGTTATAGACAAGACTTTGCAATGTATGGGAGTAAGCCACGAAATCACTCCAGGCACTTGGAATACAACCTTTGTAACAAGTGAGCCAATCATCGACAGTTTCATCATAGGCAGTTCTTTATACGGTATAATCGGCACGTCAGTAATGACATATTAAGGGGTAATAAATGGCAACAGGATTTCCAGCAAGCACCGGAGACGTTCTCTCAGCTGCGATGTATAACGGCCTTGTAACGTTTGACGTTGAAGCCGACAAGACAGATGACTATACACTAGTCCTGAATGACAGTTATCAGAACCTAGTGCCAATGAACAAAGGCACAGCAGTAGCCCTCAAAATTCCTACCAATGCCACAGCTGCAATCCCAGTAGGCACAGTCATTACAGTGTTAAACAAAGGTGCAGGCCTTTGCACGATCAGTGCAGTTACCTCAGGCACAACCACAGTTCTTTCAGCTGGCGCAGTAGCCGCTTCTCCTACCCTTGCACAATACAAATCAGCTGCTTGCATTAAAACTGCAACAGATACTTGGTATGTAGTCGGTGCGATTGCATAATGATAGGCAACGCAGTAGCAGGATTATTTGGCGGTGGTGTCATACCGCCCGTTATCATAGATGTTGAATACTTAGTAATAGCAGGCGGTGGTGGCGGTGGCCCAGGTCGCGGTGGTGGTGGTGGTGCAGGTGGATACAGAACAGGCACGCTTACTGGCTTGTCAGGTAGCATAACTTGCACAGTTGGCGCAGGTGGCGCAAGTGAAGCACAAGGAAGCAATTCCGTTTTCTCATCCGTTACAAATACTGGCGGCGGCTGGGGTGGCGATCTTGGTAGTCATTATCCAAATGGCGGTAATGGTGGTTCTGGCGGTGGTGCTGTTGGTGAAAATAGTTCGAGTGGTGGCACAGGAGTTTCAGGGCAAGGAAATAACGGCGGCGCAGGTATAAATACTGGTGTTCGTTCTGGCGGTGGCGGTGGTGGTAAAAACGCCGTAGGTGGTAATGCAAGTGCAAGCACTGGCGGTAACGGTGGTGCTGGTTTAGCTTCTTCAATTACAGGAACTTCCGTAACTCGCGCTGGCGGTGGTGGCGGTGGAACTGCAAGCGGAACTGCTGGTTCAGGCGGCGCAGGTGGCGGCGGCGCAGGTGGTGTTGGTAATGCAAATGGATCCGACGCATCGCCAGCCAATAGCGGTTCCGGTGGTGGTGGTTCAGGTGCTAGCGCGTATCCTGGTGGTTCAGGTGCATCTGGTGTTGTAATTCTTAAATATTTAACAGCTAGTGGAACTATAACTATTGGGGCAGGTTTGACAGGATCAACGGCAACAGATGGTTCTTACAAAGTAACAACTTTAACTGCTGGCACAGGAAATGTGAGTTGGGCATAATGGCACATTACGCATTTATTACAGATGGCATAGTTATTGAAGTCATTACAGGTATTGACGAAACTGAACTAATTGAAGGTTTAGACCCTGAAACTTGGTATGGAAACTTCCGTGGGCAAGTATGCAAGCGCACTTCATATCACGGCAATATCCGTAAGAATTATGCAGGTATTGGATATACCTATGATCAAACAAGAGATGCGTTTATTGCACCAGAACCAGCCAATCAAATTGGTTTTGATGAGGAAACTTGTCGTTGGATAGTGCCAAAGGATGATGATTTTGAAACCTCGCCTGAGTAAAAGCGCGATTCAGCTGCGCGAGCAAATAGATGACACATATCCGAACCGCGACCGTAGAACTGACGGTTGGATCGGAGACGCTAAGCATGACAGTAAATCAGATCATACGCCTGATGCTCAGGGCTGGGTTCGTGCCCTTGATATTGACTCAGACCTCACAAAGCACAAATCTGAAAGTATCTACCTGGCAAATCAAATTCGTGCATATGCGAAGTCTGACCCTGCTAAACGAATATCTTATGTCATTCATAACCACAAAATTGCTAGCCGAATCCTTAATTGGAAGTGGCGTAAATACAGTGGGGTCAACCCACACACCAGCCATATCCACATCTCCTTCAATAAAGGTAAGGCTGACACGGATGGTTCTTTTTTTGAAATACCTATGCTAGGAGGCAAATAATGAAACACCCACTATTCCTAACCGCAGGTGCGTTCTTGTCAGCTTGGGCTGCAAGTAACTTTGCACTTGATTACCGCGCCGTGTTATGGGCAATCCTCGCAGGCGTATTTGGTTACGCAACTCCTAAAAAATAACAACTAACAAAAGGATCATAAAATGACAATTTCTAGCGCACAATACACAATTACCACAACACGTTCTATAATCGTGGCCAATGACTCAGCAGCTGAGGAAGTTCACTTACACGCAACTAACGGCAAAATCTATATTGGTGGCGCAGATGTAACTACTGCCAATGGATATGAGATAGACGCTGGAGACCAAGTTGTGCTACAAAACCACACCAACGCTATTTACGCTATTGCTGCCGCTGGCACGCACGCAGTATCTGTCCTGGTTATTCAGAAATAATGCAAGCGCAAGACTGGGCTGCCCTCAGCGTCAGCCTAGTAACTATTGTTGCGGCTTTTGTAACATCAGTCCGTTGGCTTGTTAAGCATTACCTAAGCGAACTCAAAACAAACGGCGGGTCATCTTTACGCGATAAGGTTGATAGATTAGAAGTGCGTGTTGATACCATCATAGAAATGTTAGATAGGTAACACTTATCCTATGGCACGCAGAAAAGTCATAGACGTTACAGACTACTCAGCCCTGGATCAATACTGCATCGGCCTCAATGAGTATTACAAGTCATTACGCAGAGCAGGATTTAGCTGCGATCATGCGCTTTATATGATTACTGCGCCACAAACTTATCCAGCCACAATCTTGCCTAGCCCGAATTGGTTGCCAGACATGCCAGATTACTTTGATGACGAGGATGAGGACTAACCTTGAAAATAGTCGTGATAAGTGATCTACAAGTTCCTTTTCACAACCCAAAGGCCGTCAAGAATGTGGCCACATTTATACGCAAGTTTAAGCCAGATGAGGTGCTATGTGTTGGTGATGAAATGGATTTTAATACCATATCGCGTTTTAGTAGCGGGTTTGATGAACACTCCAAGACAATCGGGCGAGACCGAGACATGTGCGTTGATGTCATGTATGACCTACAAATTACGCAGCTTTCACGATCCAACCACGGAGCGCGGCTCTTTAACGCCCTTTCTACTAGACTGCCTGGACTAATAGGCGCACCAGAACTAGAGATAGAGAACTTTCTTAAATTGCCAGAATTAGGCATCAAATACCACCGTAAGCCATACGAAATACCGGGAACTAATTGGGTAATGGTGCATGGTGATGAGCAGAGCATCAAGCCACATGGCGGTTTAACGGCTTTAGAAGCCGCTAAGAGACACGGAAAGAGCGTTGTGTGTGGTCATACTCACCGACAGGGTATATCCTCTTATACCCAATCCTCAGGCGGTTTAGAGGTATCTAGGCTTACAGGCTTTGAAGTAGGCCATTTAATGGATACACGCTCAACAGGGGCTAGTTACATGAAAGGCACTTTTAACTGGCAGTCAGGCTTTGGGGTCATTTACACAGATCGTAAGCGTGTCTTGCCAATAGCTGTGCCCATCGAAAAGGATGGCTCATTTCAATTCGAGGGTAAAGTCTATGGATAAGCCTTGTTGTGGCGAGGAATGGCTTGGATATGACGAAGATTTTGTTATCAAATTGTTATCTAAATATGCTTGTATGAGGTTGAAATAGCCTGAATTAAGTGCGACCCTTTAGGTGTTGGCGAAGCACAGTAGCCAACAATAAGGGGCTACAAATGGATTTAACAGCACTTAAAAGAAATGATTACTGGTGTGGCTTTTGCTGCCTGCCTATGGGCGAGACACACTGCTTTGGTTGCGGCCGATATGACGGCGCAATGACTTACACCGAATACTTGGAATTCCTATCAGTTACAGGCCAATTATGATAAATCTAACTTACTTTGAAGCTGTAGGGTTATTATGTTTTAGCCCGTTGGTTGTGTTCTATGCCTATTGGCAAGGTTACAACAGAGGCAAGCGAGAAGGCTGGCACGCTGGCCGTTCATTACTACGCATCCCGGTTCGCAATGATCGCTAATGAACTCCTTACTGAAAGCACCAAACTCCTTTATGACAGAGGTTTGCAGTATGGAGACCCAACTGCTAATCACATACGAATTGCGCAGCTATGGAGTGCGTATCTCAATCGTGGAGTCGAACCTCACGAAGTTGCGGTATGTATGGCACTCGTCAAAATCTCGCGTATATCTGAGCAAGCAACGCACCGTGATTCATACGCGGATGCTCTCGCATACATGGCGATTGCAGGACACATCGCACTTACCGACTTTGACAACGATCTTGATGCTTACTAAAGCAAAGCATGGAGTCTGGTGCGATTACTGCAAGAGCAGATGGGGTATCCACAATCCGCTAGGAACAACACAAGCTGCTTGGACAGTAGTCAGCGAACTACCCAAGAGCCACGGGCGCAAGCGTTCTTACTGTAATGACTGCGCGATAGATGTATCTAAGTGGGCTGATGGCTCATACTTCTCATTAGATCAACAGATAGAGTATGCAAAGACCAACGGCACTACTACACAAGGAGTATTAAATGGCTTTTAACCTAGACAATTACGAGACAGTGGAAGTTCGCCTGGAGAAGTTCATCAAGGACTTTCCAGACTTCCGAATTGACACAGAACTGGAGAGTTTTGCGAATGATAGATTTATTGTTAAGGCTTATATATACCGGACTTTTGCGGATAGTGTCTCGTTTGCAACGGGATACGCTGAGGAGAAGATTACTGATCGCGGCGTTAATGCAACTAGCGCGTTGGAGAATTGCGAGACTAGCGCGATTGGTCGCGCACTTGCAAACGCTGGTTACGCAGCTAAAGGCAAAAGACCAAGCCGCGAAGAAATGGGAAAAGTCGCTAGAGTAACAAACGATAAAGCAAGTGAAGCCATAGCAAATGCGCCGCTGGCCATTAACAACACCTGGGATGAGTTTGTAGGCAAAGAACCAACACCAGAACCAGTAACACTTAATCAAGCTGCTGAAATGGTGCAACAGGCCTTTGGAGAAGCTGAGCCAATACCAACATGCTCACACGGCACACGCACAATTAAGCAAGGTGTTAGTGCGGCAGGTAAGCCGTGGCAAGGTGCTTTGTGTGAAGTCCGTGGTGCATCAAAGGGCGATAGATGCCCACCGATTTGGTATGTCATGTCTAAAGAGACAGGCAAATGGAGATTACCGGAAGGAGTTGAATAAATGGGTTATGCTGAAATAGTCAGACCAGATGGCACAGTCGAATTCTACGGCGATGTGCCAATGCTAGTCTGCCAGATGTGCAACAACATTCCAGATCAGGATGAAGGCGTTTGGACAGTTAGTCTATCACCGCTGCAATGGCAATGCGAGAAATGCCACACCGTCAATGGCTAATCACCGCAAGCACAGGGGCTACAAAACACAGCGCGTAATAGCTGACTGGTTGAAGCAATGGTATCCCTACGCTGAATCTACTGGTGCAGGTAGGCAAGGCGAAGATATAACAGGGATACCATTCTCAATCGAGGTCAAAGCACGCTCAGACTTCCAGCCATTAGCATGGATTAAACAAGCTGAGAGCAACAAGGGTGGTAAAATAGCCTTTGTAGTTAGCCGCTGTAATGGACAGGGCGAGAACGCTGAGGAGTATTTAGCCTTCATGCGCTTAGGGGATTTCATGAATATCCTACAAACTTACGCAGCCAACCAAGAACCTCAAAGATGCAAGCAATGTGGATCATGGATTAACACCATGTGCCGCACTTGCCAGATTGCAGGAATAAATGCCTAAATATGATTACGGCTGTGATACATGTGCAGCTATATATGAAACTACTGACAACCCTGAGAGTATTTATTGCTCATGTGGGGGAATGATGACACGCATCTGGACTGCACCAGCAGTTGTATTTCGTGGGAAAGGCTTTTACAAGACCGATAACCGTTAAGCGAATCGTCTCAATATATGAGATGACACGCCGATAGGAGACGCTCAAATGTTCAATCAACTTGACAAGGCCATTACACTTAACTTGCTAAAGTGCTTCAGGCACTTCGCGCAAGCCGCAACGCGGATCGCTTGCGCAGTAGTAAGTGTTGTGGGGATACTATTCATTAGCGCGGCTAATGCCGTAGCACCAATACATGATGGTATTCAGATACAACAAACACCTAAACAATATGCAAAAGCCGTTCTACCATTACATGAATATAAATGCGCTTTAGAGCTGTATACCAAAGAAAGTAATTGGAGGCCTAATGCTAAGAACGGCCCACACTATGGGATACCGCAAGGTAGAAGCGAATGGTTAAAGACTGCTGATCCTATACAGCAGGTTAAGTGGGGTATCAAGTATGCTTACTCCAGGCATTCGTCTATGTGCGGTGCTCTCCATCACTTCAAGACAATAGGTTGGCACTAATGGGTAGTAAGCATCTAGG